AGGACAATTAGGATCTTTCCAATCTGCGGGCCACTGACCTTTCATAATTTGAAAACCACCTGAGTCTCCTAACATGAATGTGCCTTCTTCCCGTTCTCGGATAATAGATTCACCAGGTATGTCTTTGGTAATGTCCAAGTCGGCGTGGCCCGCAGAATACAACCCCCATTTGTAAGTGTATAATCCTTCTTTAGAATTTAGAAAGTTAAGACGTTCAACATCTCCGTTGAAGCCTGCAGGAATACGTTCTTGTGGAAAGTATTCCAAGCCTTTGCGTTGTCTACCTAAACCAGCAATAAAGAAACTGCTGACTGCTGGCAAAAACAAAGCCCAATCATCATCATGTTCTGCTGAAAGATTTACTTGCTCCGTCATAGGGTACTCTACTTCGCTTGTGCTGGTAATAGATACTGATAGACTGTGTAACCACTGTCTACTGTAATTTCTGCCGCCCCTTGATCAGAGATACGCACAGTCTTGTCGCCTGGAAGATCCATGATTGACAAGAATACTTTAACAGGCCATTGCCATGTTCTACTCAATGTTCCTGTGACACTAGGCTGAAATACAAAGTTGCCTGAGTGAGTTGAAGGTTCACCAAAGAAGATTTTAAGATCGCCATTCTCTGTTTTAGTTGTGAAGTTCAATTCTTCTGAGTTTGCTTGTGCTTGTTTCTTAAGACGTAAGATACCTGCGATTGTAGGCTCAAATTCTACGTCCCAAGCCGCCCCCTTAAAAGTTACATTTCTAACCTTTTCTTCAATCAATGCTTTTGCCATTAAACGATAATCGTTTACAAAGTCATTGCTTTTAGTAGCAAAGTGAATTGCTTGTGGAACATCAGCGCCATCAACTTGTTTCTGCGTCATGCTAATAGTAGCACTTGCATCATAGTCATCAAAACTTAGAATAGTTTTGAGTTTGCCTAGATTCGGCATACCGAATGTACCTATAAAGTCAGCAACTGGTGTTTTTGTAGTACCACTGACTACAACTGATTTGTCTTCAGCGATAGCATTAATTTCTGTCAGAGTAGCAGTACCATTAATCTTAACTAGATCAATGATTCCTAGTCCGTGTGTGTATTCAATTAAGTCCAATAAATTATCTTTCATGTGTTTCCTCTTAAAGTATTTAGGTAGATATATCGTGTATTATATCTGGTTTTTTTGCGTAAAGCAAGTGATTTGGTCACTCGATTTACCCGAAGTTGAATAACTCATCAAATGTTGAGTTTGTGTCTGTGTTTGCTCTTAAGTCCCATTTAAGAACTCCTAGTAAGTTGCTGATCTTTTCATCAACGAGTGTTGACTCCATTAAATTATCATCAAAAGGCATGTCTTGGAACCACTCAGGCAATCGTAGTTGATCTGTAGGATACGCAATACTTGTGTAACCTAACGGATTCTGTTTAAGTTTACATACAACGACTTTGAAGCCATCCATGATCTCCATTGAATAGTTGTCTCCGTGTACTCTTTTGAGTGTGTTCCAGTTCATAGCCGCTCTTACATGACCAGGCATGTTGTGACGACCTGTCTTTGATTTCTGTTCTAACTGAGTATAATGAGTCAGTTTGTTCACGCCTTTAGGAGAACCTTTTGACCATGAATCCTGTTTACCTAATATGTGTTTGAACTCTTTGACTTTCTCAATAACATCCTCTCGACCTTCTCCTGCCAGAACCATTTCTAACACTTCTGATAGAAATTCTTGTACATACTTAGGCGTGTCTGCTCGTTTGAGATCAAGTCCCATCGCTTTGACATACATCATACCATTAGCATCAGTACGTTTGCCCTCGTTGTCATAGATGTTGATAGCATATCTTTTCTTAGTGATGAACAATCCTCTGTCACCACAAACTTCTCTACCACCTTTTATTATCTCACCTTTGCTACGAGGACAATGAAACGCATTCTCCATAAAACCAGGGAAGGATTCATTACATTGATCAGACATACTATCATACAAATCAATAAAGGTCTGCTTCATACTAACATTGTCTAAATCTTTTAGATCATCCTTCAACATAGGCCATGCAGAGAAATAGCAAGAGTCAGTATCACCGTAGATCATTGAGTCACCTGAGTGATCATATACCCCAGTCATTATCTCATTGACATAAGCAGACATGTGCTTTGTCACACTTCGTCCTGTCAATGTAACAGACTGTCCTATGCGTTTATCATAGAATCGACAATGCTCATTAAGAAGTGCACCATATGCCGAGTTAAGTAAAATCTTACGAACTAACTGTCTCTTGTCCCAATATTCAATATCTTCTTTTGTAGTAGACTCTCTGAGTTTAGCCTGCATAATCTTACGATCAGAATACCATTTAGATAGCAGTCCGGGAATCACGCCCTCTGTATCTGATCTAAAGATTGTACCATTAGCACTAAGAATAAAAGGATTACTTGAATCATATATCCACTTCCATACTTCTGCCGCACTCTTTTCTTCTGAACGACCATCTTCAAAGTCAATCGTTAGCATTGTGCCACGTTCCTGATTTTGAATCGCAGTATACTCAAGTGAGCCGAATAGTCCTTCCCATAAGACAGGACCTTCTACTGATGCATCACCCTTCTTGTAGCGAGACTTCTTCTTTGCTAAATGTAAGCCTTTTTCTTCCATGTACTGATTAGTCAATGTGTGTTTTACTTGACCTACAATCGTTTCGGGCGCCATGTTCAATGCTCGTATCACTGAAGGATACAGCGAGTTGATATCGATAGAGCCTATCCAGTCATGCAAACCTTTCTTCGGAGTCATAACATAAGCACCAGCCGCCGTACCTTCACTTACTGTGTTGATGTTCTGTCTAACTTTGTTAGGAACAACCATGCCCCGCTCATGTGCTTCATTCATAATAGCCATTTCAATCATAGCCACAGAACCCATCACAGTCGGAATCAATACAGTATTTTCATGTGCCATTTGATTAGCAAGTTCTATGAACTGCAACTTGTCATCTAGTTTTTTGAGTAGCATTGTATCCTGTCTGTTATACTCAATGAACTTCTTAAAGTCTTTGTTGTATAACTGATCAAGTGAACCTTCGTACTCAGTCTTCTTCTCGCCTACTTCTAACTCACCAATCGCATCTAGTTTATAACTGTGACGAGATTCGTAGTTATACTTCTTGTAGAGTTGAAGATAATCTAAATGAATACGACCTACTAGGTCAAACGTTTCTTCTTCTTTGCCGAATCGTTCATATGTTCGCTTCTTCGGAAACTGACCTAGCAAACAGAACTTACGAGTGTCATCTTTCGACATCACACGAGTAACACGATTCACCATGTAGGGGATATCGTATCCTTCTGAGTTCCAACCTGACATCACATCAGCATCTTCAATCAATTGAAAAAACACATCAAACAATTCTTTCTCTGTTCTAAATAACAAAGTATCTGGGAAGTCTTTGATAGCCTCCTGTGCAGTCTCATACGTCATATGAGAGGGAGGAACGGCCAAGCATATCAGTTGATCGAGCCAGTCTAAGTATAGACTGACAGCAGTAACTGGATTGAAAGGATCACTCGGAGGAGAGAATCCTTTTGCAGGATCAAAGTCTACTTCAATATCGAAAAAACATGTATGCAGTTTCGGAGCATCTATCTTTAGATAGTTCTCACTAAGACAACGAAAGACAGGATTAATATCGCTTTCAAATAATTTCTTACCTGAATGCATCCGTTTTTCTCGCTCGAACTCTGCCTTCTTAAAGGTAGAGAAACGACTAACTCGATCACCGTAGATACTATGCGACTTGCCTTTGTTATCCTCAAAGTACATAGTGTAATTTATAGGATACTCTTTGAACTCTCGTTCACCATCAAGGTTTCGCTCTACAACATGAATCTTGTCGTTGCTTTTGTCATTTACTGCATCAACGTATGACATTAAATAGTTCTACCAACTGTCTCCAATATATCGTTTAGTTGTTCATGGTCAGCATTTGTATCAGTAAGTTTGCTTTTGTGTGCAACTCTGATTGCTTTCTTTAGAATGCTAGATTTGATTTCTAACTCTTCCGCAATTGCTTTTACAGTGTCGTTAAGACCACCGTTAAGTGTTTCAACTTCTTGCATGACTGCCATGCCTTCGTTGACTAATTGCTTGAGTTTATTGACTTGTTCTGGATTAAAGTATTTTGCATTTCCTGACATTGATTTCTCCTATGAAATATATAATTTAAGTGCATAGTATATCGTACCTATGCGGGTTTGTCAATCAATTTCTGCGTAGATTTACCCAGAACGTTGATTTGAATTCTGATTGATGACTTGTTCTAGTAAAGAAAGAGGTGCTCCCTCTAGTTTAGAATAATATAGCAATGCTTTAGTATCTTTAGGTAAACAATGTCCTCCAAATCCGAATTGACCATCTGGTCCTGGGACTTGCATATGACTGTCACCTACTCTTGGGTCACGTTTCAACATATCTGTGAACTGCTCCCATGATGTCTCTGCATTGCTTGATTGGTGCAGATGAAATAACTCATTGAAGAATGATACTTTCGTTGCTAACCAACTGTTAATTGTGTATTTGATCATACTAGCACTTGTTAAGTCTGTCTTAAATGTGGGTACAATTTTAACTTTGCTGTGATTGATATATGCTTGTTCTACTTCTATACAGTCTTGTAATTCTCCACCAAGTATTTGCATATGTGGATTAATAAACTCTTGTTTGCTATTTGCTTCAGTTAAGAACTCAGGGTTATATACTAGTCGTAAGTTGCTGTAAAGTGTCTTAAACTGCTTTAGATGATGCGGAGTGATAGTAGATTTAACTACTACAACGCCTTTGTATTCTAACTCATTTAGTTCTTGTAACACTGTACGTGCTATGCTAGTATCTACATCCATATGAGTATCTTGTTGTGGTGTAGGGACGCATACGAATGTTATTTCTGCATTCCGATTAACTAAGTCTTGTAGTGTGTTATCATTAAACTTAGGGTCTACTATAAATTGTTCAGTGTCTACACTGAATCCATATTCTACTGCTGAACCAACAAATCCATTTCCTATAATACCTAACTTCATACGTTACCTTTTAATCGTTCAA